TTGTGTATGCAATCCGCATTTATACATTCACCGGGGCCGGTCTTGATTACATTTATCGTGGGGATATGTCGGGCTTGCCAGTGACATTGGCAACAGATATTAACCAAATATCCCTAAATAATTTTAGTAAATAGCTTGCAACCCTAAATCTTTTAGGTATCTTCTTAGTGCCAACTTCGCTGATTTGCGAAGCACTAAGAGGGACAAATGCTTACATATTTAACTGAAATCCTTCTAGGATTTTCAGCCATAGTCCTGGGGACTTTGGCTATCTCAATGTTCCGCAACATTAGAAACATGCGCCGCATGGATGAGAAATTCCTGCGTGAAAAACTGCAATCCGAAATCAACTCAAAGCGGAGATCATTCTGATGAAGATGATTAGCGCGGTTCATTTTTCATTAGACGGCGACATCAAGATGTCATTCCTAGAAACCGGGGGACATACAAACAAAACAGACAAGCTCTTTGTCACCATTGAAGACGCCACAGGCTATCCAGGCATCGTTTTATCTATCCCGCAAATAGATTTTGAGCGTTACGCAAGAGCAATGGCGGCTTTCAATAGAGTAATGGAGGCGACAGATGGCATTAACGCCTGAGCAAGTTAAACGCCGCATGACATCAATTGGCGGCAGTGACGCGAACACTCTTATGAGCGGGGATAAAGAGCGTATCCGCAATCTATGGTTAGAGAAACGCGGCGAACGTGAGCCAGAAGATTTGTCAGACGTGCTGATGGTTCAGATGGGATCATTCACCGAGCCTCTGAATATTTCATGGTTTGAAAAAATTTCCGGCAAAACTGTGAAAGATCAGCAAGCGGAGCGTAGCAGCTTCGATGAGCCTTTTATGTCTTGCACATTAGACGGAATGGTATGGGAAGATGAATAAGCCACAAAAGAAACGTAAGTGGATCTTTGAAGCAAAGCACACCAACGCTTTTCGCAAAGCTGAGGATTGCGTTCCCTATTGGTATGCCCAGCTTCAACATAACATCAAGGTCACAGACGCAGACGGCGCATACCTGAGCGTTTTCTTTGGCAATGATCGATATGAATATTTTGAAGTAGATCGTGACGATGAATATATCGCCGCGCTTGTCGAGATCGAGCGGCACTTTTGGAATTGCGTTGAGACTGGCGAAGAGCCTGTAGCATTTGAAGCGCCTAAGCCAAAGGTTGACGCAGTTCGCAAGGTTGACATGACACAATCAAACGCCTGGGCCGAGCAAGCTCATGTCTGGTTAGCCAATAAAGGCTACGCGAAAGCATTTGAAACGTCAGTCAAAGAAATCAAAGCCCTGGTTGAAGATGATGTTGCTGAGGCATACGGCCACGGCATTAAGGCATCACGTTCAAAGTCAGGCGCAATAACAATTCGTGAGGCGAAATGAACACTTCCGAAACAGTAACGGCGATATTTACAGCGCTTTCTTCATTCAATGGCGATTTGAAAGACGCCGAGAAACGCTGCATCAATCCGCATTTAAAATCTAAATATGCTGATCTTCCGGCGCAGTTTGAAGTATTGCGTCCTGCCCTACACAAGCATGGGCTTTGCCTCACACAAACAACATATGTTGAAGGCAACATCTTAATGCTGAAAACGATCCTGGGCCATAAGTCAGGCGAGTGGATCAGCAGTGATTATCCCGTTTGCGCATTTCCGGCCAAGCAACAAGAAATCGGAGCGTCGTTGACTTACTCAAGGAGGTATCAAAGCGCAGCAATCACAATGCTTGCATCAGACTTTCCAGACAACGATGCCGAAGATGCGCCAAAGCCAGTTCCAGCGCCGCCACCAAAGAAACCTGAGCCAGTTATTGAACCAATGAATGAGGAACAAAGCACAGAAGCGCGCAAGAAATTCATGGCGCAATTGGCAGAGATCACGACACGCGCCCAGCTTAAAACCTGGACGAAAGACACCAAAGCGGAGCGTGACCGCATGACGGTAGCAGACATCGCAGCCGTCAGAACTGAATACAACAATATCGACGCCGACTTGAAAGGATAAGACATGGCAGAATTCGATAAGAAAGGCACAGGTTCGCTTAGTGCAAACGAACGAAAGACTGAGGACTGGCATCCAGAACACAGAGGCTCAGGAACCTGGATCGATGGAACTGAATTCTGGATTGACGGGAAGGAACGTGAGGCCCGTAACGGCGGCAAGTTCCTCTCGCTAAAGTTCCGCCTAAAGGACGGATCTTCGCCAGTTAAGAAAGTCGTCAAAGTAGAATTAGACGATGACGTTCCGTTTTAATCAATCGTGATAGCTTTTAATAAATTAACTTCGCCAGAAGAGGACAACTAAAATGGCAAAAGCAAAAGAAGTATCAGTAGAAGTAACCGAGTTGCACACACGCAAGCTGAATTGTTTAGTGGTTGGTGAAACGCCGCTAATCATGAACCGCTTTAGTGAAAAGGCTCGGCAAGAAATGCTAATGCCAGCGCCAAAAAAGAACCGCGCTGAAAAGGCAACATCGTTAAAGCATGATCCGATTGCAGAATATCGCAGCGGGTTATATTTGAGCCGTTCGGAAGAATACCCTACGGCGGTTCATCTCCCGACAAATTGTTTTCATAAAGCTATTGGTCAAGCCGCAGTAGATATGCCTGGCGCAACACGCGCAGCAATCATGCGCTTAACTGGCATCACGTCGCACACTGTCCATTTCTATGGATTGCCAACGATGTTTTGTCGCATGGTTCGCAGTAGCGGAATGAATAGCGTTCCAGACATGAGAACACGCCCCATCTTTAGGGAATGGGCCTGCGCTCTTGAAATACAAATTGTTTCTAACCTGGTTAAAGAAAGCCAAGTGTTGAACCTTTTGGCAGCGGCAGGAACGATTGTCGGAATTGGTGATTGGCGACCACAGAAAGGCGGCAGCTTTGGGCGTTTCCGTTTGGTTAGCCAAGACGACGCAGATTGGTTGCGGATTACAGAACATCAAGGACGCGAAGCTCAGATTGACGCAATCGAAAATCCTCTTTCGTTTGACGATGAGACTGATGAGCTAATGCAATGGTTCTTTGATACGGCTGTAGAGCGTGAACTTAAACCAACGCTACCAGGATCATTTGCTATTGCAGCAGAATAATTGAGTTAAGCCGCGTCGGGAAACTGGCGCGGCTTAAGCGCGGCGGGGACAGTTAAGGCACGACTTAGTTCGGTGAGCCGAGGCATGGCAGGAATGGAGTGGAAAGTTGGGGACGCGACTGGCGAGTAAGGGAAAGGCAGGATGGGCGTGGTGAAGAACGGAAAGGAAAGGTGGAGAAAGGCAAAGTTTGGACGGCGAGGCAGGAAAGGCGACGCGACGTATTGCGGGCATTGGAAAGAACAGGCGAGGCAGGAATGGAAAGGTACTGAATGGAAAGGTATTGCGGGGTCGGGTCGGGAACTATCTGGCATGGCTTGGCGAGGCAGGATGGGTGTGGCGTAACGAGGATTGGAATGGTGCAGTTTGGAACGTCTTGGCAGGAATGGTTAGGACAGGAACGATGTGCAGCGCAGAGGAATGGCGTGGCAGGAAAGGAAGGGAACTGTAAGGCAGGACAACGATAGGAGTAAGTGGCTCGGCGTGGAATTTATCTAATAAATTACAGGGGTATTTATTATGGCAACAATTGAAAAAACAACAAAAGCGCAATTGGTTAGAGAAGCTATTTTACTTTGCGCTGATGTAGATGGGTCGATAAGAAGTGAGGCTGTTTTTGAGGCAGCTAAAAACCCAAACAATATTTTGCATGGCGAATTTGTTTGGGACGGCAATGAAGCAATTCAACAATTAGGTTTGCAACGCGCAGCGCAGTTAATCAGAAGCGTTAGAATTGAAGTTATTGTTGATAGTATAAAACTTATCAGCCCTAAATTTGTATCAAGCCCAGCATCAAATGAAGGTGGGAATTATATATCGATTGATACATTGCGACACTCAACGCCATCAATAAAGCATGGCGTATTGCTAGATGAAATCACCAGGATTGAGGCTAATATCAAACGCGCAATGGCAATTGCTGGCGCGCTAGATGTCATCCCTGAGCTTATGGAATTGTTCGATACCGTGTCGGTTATCAAAACAAGGATCAAGGAGTAACAGTGTGGGTGACATCTATCTTTCGGATAGGGAAATCGCCAAGCGCCTGGGAATGACAGTCGTTGAATGGACGGCGACAGCAATAGTTTTAGAGCGTTCGGGTCTTCCCCGGCGCTCACCATTGTTCCAAGATCGAAGACACTGGGTTGCAGTTCAAGATTTTCTCTATTCACGCGAACGCAGATCCTCCACGCCAGCGGAGAAGGACAATGAAACAGGTTTCAAAAATACCGGGGCTAGTCAGAAAGACAAACGCGAACGGCGAAGTGCGCCTATACTGGGAAGCCAACAAGCGCGCCCGCGCCCTCAACTACGCGCCGTCATCAATCAGAGTAATAGCGCAGACTGAGGAAGAGCTTGCCTCTATTTGCGCTATTTACCAGGCGGAAATGCTTGAATGGATCGCGCGCCAGGAAGGCGACTACGAACACCTGTCTGAAATAACAATCTCAAAATTATTTAGGGAATATCGCCTGCGCCCAGAAAGCCCTTTCAATTGCAGGGTTAAACCTAACACGCGCAGAACCTATTCACATTCTCTCGACTGGGTTGAAGAGCGTATTGGCACAGTCAAAATCGACGCCATCAATCTCGCCGTCATCCGCCGCTGGTATAACGAGGCCCGCTTTCCAGATGGGCCAACAGGTGAAGAGCATATTCATACCGCCTATCGTGTGGTTGAAATGCTACGCAGGGTCTTTAGCTTTGGCGTAGCAGCCGAGGTTGACGGATGCGCCCGCGTCCATGCCATCTTGCACAACACACAGTTCGAGAGGCCAAGGCCACGGCAGAGCGCAATGACGCGCGACCAGGCGCAGACCTTTATCAAAACAGCTTTGGCTAATGGACGGCTCTCCCTGGCCCTTGCAACAGCTATCCAGTTCGAGTGCGCCATGCGTCAGAAAGACGTGATAGGCGAATGGCTCCCTATCCCGGCGTCAGGCGCTAGATCAAATTATACTTTGAACAATCAGCAATGGGTTAATGGGATAACCTGGGCCGACATCTCTGATGAGTGGCAGTTCTATAAACGAACGACCAAGACAGGCCAGGAAGTCGCGCATGATCTGACGCTGTGTCCAATGGTTATGGAGATCATTACTTCCATCAATGAAGCGGAACGTATTGGCCCGCTTATCATCGATGAGAAAGCTGACAGGCCATACGCTGATAGGTGTTACTCGCCAGCTTGGAGACAGATTGCGGATCTTGCTGGATTGCCGCGCGACGTATGGTCGATGGACGCCCGCGCAGGCGCAGCGACAGAGGCAGCGACAGCAGGCAGCACACTCGATGATATTCGTGAAACGCTTGGTCACTCTGATAGCAAAACAACAATGCGATACATGCGCGGTAAAAAGCTCGAACAGTCGCGCCGCGTTGCTCAATTGCGACTTGCTTTGAAGTGATTAGAACGCATCCGAAACAAACCGCCGGACGTCGCCGGACGTGTAGTCATTCAAAAGTTTGTAAGTTGTTGAAATTTTTGGAGCGGGCGAAGGGAATTGAACCCTCGTTTTCAGCTTGGGAATTTAGTTCCGCCCATTGATTTCATTAGCATAGATCCGGCAACATTTTGTTGATTTTATTAGCATAGATCCGGCACTATCTAGCATCTCTTCTAGGGGGAGACGGCGGATCTTCAAATGACTTGCCGCCAGTGGATAGCTCCGGGAATTTTGGTTGAGGATATGCGCTTTTATCTGTCGGTTGATCGCGGCACTTTAGCGCCATCTCGATTAGCCGATCATTTAGATCACGCTCCCTGGTATCGCGCAGGGCGATGTAACCATAGATCCTGTCATCGTTCCTCATCATGTAATAACCCAGCGCCCCGATGATTGACAAAAGCAGTAGGATCATAGCGATCATAATGGGGTTGATTTTATAAGCCTCGAAGATCCGGCTCGTTACAGTATTGACCGTTCCGCCGCTAATCTGTGGATAACTAGGCTGGTCATATTGGGTAGGTTCTGGGTAGTCAGGCGGGTAGCCTCGCCTGGGCGGTCTAGGCTTGTCCATATTCTTCGTGCGGCTCGTCATCATAGGCCATCATAGGTTCCGTTTCCTCAGTCGGTTCCTCTTCTGGATAGACAAGCGCCAGGATTGCCTCGCGCACCTCTTCATCCTCGCGCAGTGCAGCTAACAGCCAATCTTTAAACTCAGGATACGATTGCTCTTGCGCTACGTCATCCAACACAGGCGCATCACTCTGAGCATCACGCAATGCAGTTCTAAATTTCTCTGCAATTGCAGCAATCTCTTTGTTGCGATCCACGCCGTTAATAATACGACGCGCGCCAATAAAATCACGGCGACCATTGCCGATATAATCTGAGAGTTTCTTGCCAGTAAAAGCACCTTGCAACATTCCCTCAAACGTCGCGCGCAATGCTATCGGCCATGACAAGCCGTCCTCTGCTTTGCCAATTCCCCAGCGTTTCCAATTCTGCGACCACGTTACCTGGACAAGCCCAACGCCAATATAGGGATAATAACGCTTGGATCTTAGATAACGCTCCCCGCCAGCCTCTTTCACTGGCACCATCTTGTGCGCCGTCTCCCAATAGATCGTCGCTAAGATATACGCCATCTGATCTAGCGTTACGTCTGAGTGTTCGCTTTTCCAGTAATCTAATATCTTTTCTATTCCATCGACCTGGCCTTTTGTTAAGCCAGTTGTAAAGATGGACTTGCGAACAGAGGAAAAGAAAACAGATAGGTTCATTTATCGTCCATCTTAAAATCTATCCAAGACAAACTATTCTCGTCCCATTGATACATTTTCCCATCGTTTGGATAAGCCTTTGGCGGACGCCATTGATAATTGTTCTCTGGCGATAAAGACCAAGAAGGAAATGGTTGTTTATAAAGAAATAAGTTTTTTTCTTTATCTAAGTATCGACCAGGTTCAGCTCTATTCCGAACACCACCGCTTTGCGCCCAAAGCGTATGCTCTCCAAAAAGCTCTTTGCAATATGCTATTCCGAATTCTTCTGAGTGATTATTGGCGTCATCTATGCAAGCAGATATGTGTATATTTGTTTCCCAAACATACTGGCCGTCACTATCTAGCTGAGCAAAAGTAACGTGAGCGTCTGCATAAACTGCATAAGCTGGTTGCTCATCCCACTTATCTTTAGTTTTATTCCAACGGAATATTCTTCCATCATCTTCAACTAAAAAACGATCTTCTCTGTGTTCGATCATTGCTTGATCCATGAACCACCGTTTTTAATCCATACGCCCTGGGCTTTAGCCCAAGAGCCGCCGTTTTTTACCCATATATCTTTTGGCTTAATCCAGCTTCCGCCGTTTTTAATTGAAAGATTTGTTGTTGGAGATGTCTGTTGCTCATAAACAATGCAGATCATTCCTTGGTAGCCGGGCGTTGTCCCTTGGTTATTACAACTTCCACCACCACCGCCGCCGTATGATCCGCCTGGGCCGCCCTGACCGCCAAAAGTTCCTGTAGAGCCACCGCCACCGCCGCAACCGTAGCCACCGCCAAATTCGTTTCCAGCGCCGCCGCCACCACCGCCATTGCCGCCTGTGCCGCCTTGCCCGGCATCACCCGAACCACCAGACCCCGGCCCTTGTTGAGGGCCAAAGCCAGGATTTCCATTTCCATAAGGGCCAGCAGCGCCGCCGCCGCCACCAGCGCCACTATCATTGCCGCTGCCTGCGGCACCATTTCCACCTGTATAGCGATATTCACCAGCAGTTCCCGCGCCACCAGCGCCAGGTGCAGCACCAGCGCCCGAACCACCGCCTGTGGCATTTGCAATCGAGGGATCTACAAACCAAGTTGACCCGCCTGCGGGGCCAATTGAGAAGTTAACTACTTGGCCTTTTGTTAAAGCAATGTTTTGTTTTAGCGCGTATCCACCACCGCCACCGCCACCACCACCATTAATGGTGCCGCCAGCATAAGTTCCGCCATTTCCACCACCGCCAACAACCTGGGCGCTATTGTCTGAATTGTTCCAATCTTGCGGAACAGTCCATTGCGCGCCACTGGTCAGATAAACAAATACCTTAGCCATGTTAGACCTTGAACCATATCCAATTTTGATCGCCCTGCCCGGGATCTGGATCTGCGCCAGATATAATAACCTTGTCGGCGTATGCAGGGATTTTTGCAGCACTGTCCAACCACAAAGAAGCGCCCGGAGCTGCTGCTGGCAGCAAGCTAGAAGGATGCAGAGGGCTTACAGTAAACTTCCCGCCAGCGTCTTGAATAAAAAGCTCAACAATGCCGATTGTTTTTAAGGCAAAGCTGGAGACATAAGCATTGCCAGATGAGCCAATCTCAAAAACGGTGTTTGTGGCAACCGTAATGTTCCCACCTCCGCTTGCGGCGTTGTAAATCCAGCAATGAAAACCAAGACCGAGGCTTGAAGGAACGGTAATTGTTCCCGCGCTCTCAACGCGCAGAAGTTTATTAGTGTCAGAAGCTATGAGAGTATAGCCACCGTTTACACTTTTTGTTTCAACCTTGCCGTCATAACCACTACTATCAAAACGAGGATCGTTGCCAGCCGCAACAGTTCCAACCGTTGTTCCGACATTTCGTATTGCAGCGTCACCCAGACTAAGATTGGCTCTTGCCGTCGCTGCATTTGTTAGGTCTTGCAAGTTCCTATTTTTATCCAGCGCACCTAAATACTGAATTGCAATTCCAGCATTTTGCAAATCTGAAAGATTGTTTCTTTTATCCAAGGCGTTTGGATCGACCGGCCCTTGTGGGCCTTGCGGGCCTTGTGGGCCTTCGTCACCCTGTGGCCCACGTGGGCCTTGCGGCCCATCGTTTCCTGCCGGGCCTTGCGGCCCTTGCGGGCCTTCGTCGCCTTTCTCGCCTTGACGACCTTGTGGGCCGTCTGGCCCTCTCGGCCCATCCGGCCCTTCCTGACCCTGTATTCCTTCTGGGCCTTGCTCGCCCTGGTCGCCCTTTACGCCGACTGGGCCTTGTGGGCCTTCTGGCCCCTCTGGGCCACGCGGCCCTTGTGGGCCAACGATAACACCGCCGTTAATCCAGCCGTCAATCTCAATCCCTGGTTCGCCAGTGAATATAAATAAATGACCTATGTATTGCGTAGCGGCTGTCCCGTTATAAATAAGCGCGTCTTTAGGTTCCAACTGAACATCGATAGGAGGCTCGCCAGGGCCATCAAAGTCTTTTGGAATAAAGCCGTCTGCTGGTAATTCGCTTGGCAGCCTATTTACAAATTCGCCGCGCAAATTAGAAAACTTGCCCGCCGGGCCTTCGGGGCCAGGTGGGCCTTCTGGCCCGTCTTGACCTTGGATACCTTGTGGGCCTTCTGGGCCTTGATCTCCTTGCTCGCCGCGCGGGCCTTGTTCGCCTTGTATGCCCTGTATGCCTTGTTCGCCTTGCGGGCCTTGGATACCTTGTTCGCCATCATTGCCCTGCGGCCCCTCTGGGCCACGCGGGCCTTCTGGCCCGTCCTGCCCCGCTGGGCCTTGTGGGCCTTCTGGCCCATTATCACCTTGTGGGCCTTGCTCGCCTTGGCTGCCTGTCGCTCCACGCGGGCCTTCCGGCCCTACGATCTTGCCAGCATCTACCCAGCCGTCTGTCTCTTCGCCAAAATTCCCAATCCACACATACAGATGCCCAGTCTTACCAGGCACTCTTGTCCCGTTGTAAATCAGCCCGTCATTAACGGCTAACTGTATATTTCTTGGCGGTTCATTAGGGCCATCCCAATCTTTAGGGATAAGCCCAGAAACAGGAAGCTCAGCAGGAGTTCTGTTGAAAAATTCTCCTGCTACTTTGCATGGAATACCAGGATCACCCTGGTTTCCTTGAACACCACGCGGCCCCTCATTTCCACGCGGCCCCTGTGGGCCAATATTTCCTTGAATTCCTTGAAGGCCTTGTGGCCCATCTCGGCCATCGTCACCCTTTGGCCCTTGCTGACCATCTACGCCTTGTGGCCCCTGGTCGCCTTTTGGCCCCGCTGGGCCTTGTGGGCCTTGCGGCCCTTGCGCGCCGTCAAAACCACGCGGGCCTTCCGGCCCTTCGTCTCCTGTGCGACCCGCTGGGCCAGCCGGGCCTCTAATACCTTGCGGCCCCTGTGGCCCCTCTGGGCCTACAGACCCGTCATCGCCTTTCTGACCAGGCTCGCCTTGAGGCCCACGCGGGCCAGCAACGCCTTGTGGCCCAATCGGCCCCTCTGGGCCTTGTATCTGCCCAGCGTCAATCCAGCCTTGCGCGCCCTTAAAGATAAAAACATGCTGAGATAAAAGGCCACCAACCCGGCCATCAGCAACCGTCCCGATATAGACTAGGCTCTCATCGAGCTTCATCTGATATGGCGCAGGGGGATCTCCCGGCCCTTCCCAGTCTTGTGGAATTAAACCATCGACAGGCAATTCATCTGGCGTATGATTTTTAAACGAGCCAACAAGATCGCTAATCTGACCAGGAGCGCCCTGCTTTCCTTGCGGCCCCATTGGCCCCTGTATGCCAGGATCACCCTCTGGGCCTGGAATACCCTGTGGGCCTTGATCGCCCTCCGGCCCTCTTGCTCCTTGCTCGCCCTGTGGGCCAGGAGGCCCGTCTGGGCCTTCGGGGCCAGTGTCGCCCGCTGTGCCTTGAACACCACGCGGCCCTTGCTCACCCTTCGGGCCAGCTTCACCCTGTGGGCCAGGGAGAGACGGCCCTTCTGGGCCTTCATTACCCATCGGGCCTTGCGGCCCCATAACACCCTGTGCGCCACGCTCGCCAGCAATACCCATCGGGCCTTGAATACCGGGCCTGCCCTGCAAACCTTCCGGCCCTTGGTTTCCTTGCGGGCCAACAGCGCCCTCTCTGCCAGGAGGGCCAGGAGGGCCAGATGGAATATTATCAAAACGAGAATAAAATTCCCGCAAAGCGGAAACAATAAAACCATTTTCTTGGTTGAATTCTCTCCGAGCAATTCCAGAAGCGGTCGGCATAATCAATTGGCGAGGGCGTATGCGACCAATAACTGATATTTTTGAAACGCCGCCAATTGGCTCATTAAATTGTATAACGCCGTCAGTAATTGGTTGCGGCAATGTTGAAATCGGAGAACCGGATTTTGAAATTAACGTCCACTTCTCGGCGCTAATTTCACCACTAGGCACCTTAATATAAATATCCCTAGCGTCACCATAGATTGGGAACGGAACTTCTATTTGTAGAACAGGCCCGGTCGGCTCAATTGTGAAAATTCGGTCGGCGTCTGCTACGGGAGGGACGGGAGGAATAACGGCCATATTATCTCACCAATGAATAAGGTGCGATATTTCTGGCGTCTAATCCCTTCTATTTAAACGCACCGCTAATTGCCCATCCAGCGATCAAATCGTTTTGCTTTTTCTTTCTGTTTTGGCGTTCGCGGTATGCCAAAGAGATGCGTGATCCCGACTTCCGCACCATCATAGAGCAACCCGCCAGGAAAGAATTGATTTTGCCCTATGCCTATTGACGTGCGTATGTCGTTTACGTCCTTGCCTGTGAAATAATCAGTGAATGTTTTGCCTTTTGGCGCAGCTAGACCAGCGCCAATGTGACCACCAACCTTCAAACCCTTCTCAATAAGGTTTGCGCCTGTGCCGAACACGTCAGCCAATACGCTGTTATCTTGGCGGCGCGTTAGTGGAGCGGTTGCGCCAATAGCCCTACCAATATCCATATTGCCGCCAGTGGCTTTTGATAAAATCTTATTCACCTCGTTATACTTCGCCGCCATACCACCGCGATCAAACGCTTCTTTAAACACCTGGGCGGGATTGTCTGAAATCTCTTCGCCCTTTGACCATTGGTAAAGGGCATACGACATAGCGCCCAAGCCTAAGCTAAACGCCATGCCAGTTCCAACATGGTGATCTAGTCTCTGCATGTTGGCGAGATACATCTTCTCATGCGCTGCAAACATATAAGCCTTAAATTGGCCTATGGATCTGCCCAGCGTAGAAGCCGTCCATAATGGAGAAGAGCCAACGCCAGACGTGATAACAAGCGTATCAACCTCTTTACGCATGGCGGCTTTGAAATACTTAACCGCTTCCTGGTCATTCCACTTATCAATGTTGGCAAACTTTGCGCCATTCATCTCTGTAGAATGAGCGTTCCATTCATTAGCAATCTTTATTGCAACGTAGTCTGGGATATTGGCCTCAGCCATATTCTCAATGTCACGCTGGGTTTGCTTGCCTAGACGGAAACGCTCAGCAGCGTCCGCAAAATTGCGTGACGCAGGAAGCATAGCCGCCGACTTCACCATGTCAGTCCAAAGAACTAGGCCGTTCGCCACCTGGAAACGACTAGCGCCATAGGCAAGCGTCTTTGAAAACCTGTTGCCTACGCGCACATTGCTGATCGCATCCATATTATGCGTCATCAAAGTAAGCGCCGTCTCCATGCCAATCGACATCTCGCGCGCCTGTCGTCTAACCTCCGCGTTAAACGCTCTAGGGTTGGCGTTCATAAATGAATTGATATAGGGCATCCATTGCTGGCCCAAAACTTTAGTCACGCCATAACGCATGGCCGCCATACCGCCAGCGTCATTCAATGAATTGAGCATCGCGCGGCCAAGAGACGTGAGCGTATTAATATTGTTTAGATCGCGGGCAAATGCAGCAACGCCAGATGTTAGTTGATCTGGGTTATAGCCGTAAATACCACGCACACGCTCGAGAACACCTTTAAGATTTGTCTCGTCCTTTTCCATTTGCTTGCGAATACTCTCTTGCTGGCGCTCGTATGTCTGCCGACTAATATCGCCGCGCTTTAGCCGCGCCTCATTAGATTTCATCTCGCGGCTATACTCAGCCCGCACATTCTTAAAAACATTCTCAAAGTCTAAGCTGCCAAATTTCTCAACCAGCAATACGTCTGTCTGTGCCGTCCTGGCGTATGACGCCATGACTTCACGCATATCTGTAGTGAGAAACTGCATCTTTTTTTCAATGGGAATATTAACAGTTCTATCTTTAAAAGATCCGCGCTCACCATTGTCTGTCATGCCAACGGATTTTCCATGAGGGACAGCATCGCCGTCATAGCTCAGTCGTCCAGCAGGAGCGCCGCGAACATTGTGCGCAATCTCTAATGCTTTATCAGCCAATTCCGTATCAGAGAGATCCCGATGGCTGGCGATAATGCTATCAATAGCCCGGCGCGCTGCATCGTCTGATGTCCTAAGCCGTCCTGATCTAGCTTCGCTTCTTCCCATTACCTCATCAATGACGCGCTTTTGTTCAATGTCAGCACGTTCTTTTAAGGCTCTCCGAAACTCGTTTGTCGTGTCGCCCTGCCAACCTTCCAATTCTTTTTCAATCTTACTCCACACATCATTGTTTCTTGATTGCAGAGATTTTTCTACCGTCTCAAGCATCATACGCACCTCTTCGAGATTGGCGCGACGATCTTCAAGCTGTCCAATACGACCCCGGTTTTCAGTCTTTAATACACCTATGTCTTTGCTTGCCGCATTAGCGCCAACAGTTCGGGCATCAGCAACACGGCGATCTTGAATTAGCTTGGATATATAACGCTTAGCCTCAGCGCGAGCGGCATTCTTATCCACCAACTCTTCACCAGCGCGGCCAGCCTTGCTGCCAGCGCCGAGGCTTTCGTTAAGACGGTCGAGGACACGCTCATCAACGCCGGATGAAAGCGCCTTCATCGCCTCTTTAAGGTTCTTTGGTTTAACGTCTAGGTTCTCAAACGCCTGCATATAAGCATCCGCAACTCTATTCGTCTCAGCGCCAGGCTGTATGTCACGGAACCAGTCAGGTTCTCTCCCGTTAATAGCTTCCGAAATAATATCGATTACTTCATTATCGTCAGGAACTTCATCTCCAAAACGCTCAGGAGCCATCTCACGAAAGCGTTGCGCCCAGGCGTTGAACGTATTGTTTTCTCTTAGCTCGTTCTTTAGCGGAACAATTAATTTATGCGTCAGGCGCTTGCTTTTCGTCTTGACTTCCTTGCCATCAACGATCTGCTTCTCGCCTGGGATGACGGTATAATATTTAATTGGCTTTGCGCCTTTTCCTAGCGCGCTCATCAATTCGCCGCCAGGATCAGACACGCCGCCTTCGCGCGCAATCCACTCTAAAATACTGGAAGGCTCTTCTCTCTTGCGACGGCCTACCGCAATCTCAAGAGCCTTTTTATGCTCAGGATCTACGATGAAACGCTCTAGCTCTTCCTTCTCAATCTGAGCCAGTTCTTTCGCTGAGATTGGCCTAGCTTCTTTTTCAAGCTGAGCTAACTCACGCTCCAACATCTTTACTTCTGCGCTATTCTCATCAAGAGAGCTTCGCAGGAATTCGATGTCATCTCGAACTTCCTGAGCCAGCGTCTTGGCGCTTTCAACGCGATCAATCGCTTTCTCTTCCTGAGATTGCTGAGCCTTGCCAACCATGTCACGCTCAGACTGGCGTATATCAATTTCTTTAATTCTGCGATCAATAGCCGCCATGCGTTTATTAGCTTCGGCTATTCTATTCGTTAGCTCTTCGTGCTGATCTTTATAATCAATGATCCGCTCTTTAGCCGCTGCTTTTGCTTCCTGGTCAACGCGCAGGCTTTCTTTCCACATGCCAACAAACGCAGGCCAATTGCCATCGATCTTAGCATTATCATACATATGAGGCGCATAGCTCAGCGCGCCGCGCGGAGCTTTAAAAGCATCGGACAACATTGTTGTGCCATCTTCAAACTGAGCCTTGGTTGCCCTTTCAGCCCATTTGTCAAAATGCACACGGACTTCCGCTGCCGCCTTCTCTACCGCTGCATCTGCCGCGCCAAAATTAGCCTGCCCAAGTAAATCCTTGTCACCATTATTAAGGGCGATAAAGACACGCTCATTAAATTGCTCATATGTCATTTTGTCCTGGGGCCGACCAGGCCAATAGTCAGACCCAATCAAACGGGCTTTAGGCTCATTTGCTGCCGAGCCATAAGCATGTTCAGCATAGGCAAGCTCTACCGAACGAACAGCATTGTATTGAAGCGCATCGTTCTCAATCTTCTTATATGTCTCGACAGCGCCGCCGCCACTTGCTTTTACTTTGCCTAACTTTTCATCAACAATACGGATCGATGTCTCTGCCAGGTTAAGCATTGCGGCGCGCGCAGACTTCGACATGCTATTTTCTAACACGTCACCGACTGGGCTTGTGCCAATGGTGTTCATCATGCGGCCAATTGGTGTAACAAGATCCGCAACGTAACCGCCAGCTCTTGTCTTAACAAAGCCATCAACGATATTGCCAATCTTATCCCTAACAAGACGTAATTGCGGCGTAGGCGTTACATCTCGCGGGGCCAGTGAGCGATCATCTGCGCTTGCCGCGCCAACAGATCCGCCAGTGCCAGTTGCCTCTATGGGGCGACCTGGCTGGACGCCGCCAGTATCAAGCTCCGCATTGTCCGTAATTCTGGCGTTTGGATCTACCGAAACATCGCCCTTTAATTCTGTTACCTGGTCGCCTTCAATCTTATACTCAGAGCCATCCGTAGCTTTTAATCTTTCCGTTACAGCAACCGCGTCTGGGCCAATAGGATTGTCGTCTAAATGGACGGCAGCGGCATCGTCAGCAACGCTAACAATAGTCTGATTGCCTTGCGTTCTTTCAACGTGTGCGACTTCTCCACGCGCTTCTTTGATCGATTGCGTTACCTTTGCCACCTCTTCCGGCGGCGTCCATCTAAACAGCTTTCCGAGAGCAACAGCGCCAATAGTGCCAGCGCCAATAGAAAACGCAGCATCGCCCATTGTCCTAGTAGGATCTTCGGCTTGATAGAACGGTTCAGAAATAGCGGCGGTAGCCCCGCCCGCTAACGCAAGACGGCCAGCCGTCCCCAAAAGCCTTGGCCCCATAAAAGCTGGCATGACGACGGCGGGACTAACCATACCATTCGCTAAGCGAAGCGCAGTTGTTCCCCACCCGCCAGCCGCCAATATCTCATCGTTTTTAATATGCTCTTGTCCTCGCGCAATGAAGTCATCAAACTCAGCGCGGTTCTTTAAGCCAACCAGCTTAGAAACTTCATTCTCAGCCCAGGTTCCCCTAGCCGCTTCGATGGGATGAAAGTCTGGATCTGGCGTTTGGTCTTTAACGGTTGGATAAAAGTAATCAGAGGCAAGTGAACCTAAAACATAGAAATCATTTTCATGTAATAAAGCGTTAGCCTTGTCGCCAAAAGACGGTTCAGTAAATTTAGGCGCGCTAGTGTTAGGCGTTGGAAACTGTGGCGTCATTGCCGCCCCAGCTAAATCGGGACGATCCTGGTATTGCGGTAGATCGACTGGATTAGGAGGCGTTGGGAGAATTCTTTGATAAGTCTCGTCAGCCATTAGCGCGTCCACCAATGTGAATTAGCGTTGTTCTTTTCAATGTCGCGGCTTATCGCAGTAACATTCCCATTCTCAGCTTGAGGATTAAACCTAATGCGTAATGGGCTTCCATCTTCGTTATACAAAATATGTGTCTGTCCAGCCACATCCCGAACTTGAACAACCCATGATGGGTGCAACCCAGGCGTTCCAAATTCATTGGCTGTTTGCGTGTCCGCCAATAGGAAAGATCCGCTTTCCATGCCAGGCATAAACGTCCCGCCACCATCAATCATAATTCCATTTTTCTGAGCAGCATCCTCAATCTGTTTATTTGCTTGCATCATAAATGCTGTGCGAGAGGCAACGTCTGAATATTTAAGCTCAGGCGCATAAGCCATAACGCGGCCTTCATTGAAATGCGACTTGGCATATTTAGCCCGCAAGAATTCCGTGGCCTTTTGCTCAGATATATTTTGCGGCGTTCCACGCGCCATAAAGCCAGCGACAGTTTCAACATAGGCTTGACGTAATACAGAGCCACTAGCAAAATCGCTTTCATTAGGAGCCATTGGCGTATCGCCAGCGCCAAAAAAACCTTTGCCCTCTGAAAGAAAACTTACAGGGCTTCCATCTGGCGGCGCAGATAATTTGAGACGGCTAAGAACATCGCCAACCTCAATTGTCTTTAACTCTTCGCGCGCCTTGGTTAGATTTTGCTGATAAACTTTTTCTTGGAATGGCGTAAGGACTTCTTGCTGGCGCAGCTTCATAGCATCTTCTTGACCATAAAAACGTGCGTCATTCATCCAGCGCGCCATAAGCTCCTTCTCGCCTTTGAACTCTTTGTCAAAAGCAATCGGATTATTCGTATAAGCCTTTTCCATAAAGCTATAAGCAGCCGTCACCTTCGTTGGATCTGTGGAGTGCGCCAAGCCAACGATGGCATTGCCAAAATCATTGTTGCTTAGTATTTGCTGGAATTCATCTCGTTTAAGCGTAGCGCCAATCGAGCCTAAGAATATAGATGCAGTCGGCCCATCCATGCCAACCATCATATTCGCCAGGTTTTTCATCTCTGACGGTGGAAACATGACGGCAGCTTTTGGCATACCAGTGTTTTGAGACATCGCGTCTGCAATAACGCGACGTTGCCCGAACACAGTGGCGGCAACAGAAACGCTATTTGCGCCTTGACCGAATTGTGTTGGGTTTAAAATAGCGCCGTAATCAAGCGGTTTGCTTGTCGTTAGCCCTGCCTGCAAAGCATATTCATGCGGGTTTGTCGTAGCCAGCTTAGCAGCGCCGTTTACTTGCTCCATTAACTCTTTCGCATAAATGCGCGAATAAAGGTCTGGGCTTTCAACAGCTTTGCGAACAGCTGTGTTGATATATTCGTTTGCGTCTTTGCCCTGCAATTCAAACGCCTTATGAGAGGCGTCAGATATTGCGCGGAATTGTTGTTCTAGGTCAGGAAGTTCTTTTGGGTGCGCTTTTGAAAACTGTATTGCAGCCGCAAGCATATCGCTATCTGGCGGCGTCCCAGTTCTAATCAAATGCTCCATCATGGGAAGCTGAGCTTTGATTGTATCTGCTTGGCCTTTTGTATCAGCCTGGATTTGTCTAAGGCTTTCCGACAGTAAGTATGGATTAGCAGCAATCTCTTCCATCGGAAATGCCACAGACGAATTCGGGCCTGTCCACTCTGGCGTCATGCTTGGCATACCGCCAGCAGGCGGCAATCCATTTACAAAGCGCGCCCCAGCGTCTCCACTAAATCCAGCGCCGCCAGCATAATTAGACGGAACTGATTTGCCAGTCTCAAAGCGCGTGATCCACTTCTCCGCAAACTGCCCGGCGGTCATATGCGAATTGCCGCCATTGACCAGGATTGCTTGCTGAGCGCGTGAAGGTGACACGCCAGCATATGTTGCAAGCGCCTGAGCAGCGTTCATGTCTGGGTGATTAAGTAACGCAGCCGCGCCAGCCGCGCCTTGCTGATGCGCTAAATAGACCTCTCCCTCAGTTGGTTGACGGCCAAGAGCTTTTGACAAATGGTTGGCGTTATCCATCGCTAAGCGGCCAGCAGCCGCTCTATTATCAGCAGGGTTGTTAATATCTCCCTGACCATATCTCGCCCATGTCGAGCTTATGAACTGAAAGTCTCCGCGCGCCCCGGTTGGACTAACAGCGCGAGGATTGCCCGTTGGGTTTTCAATGCCATGCGTTACATCTAAATAATGATCCAGGCTGGCAGCACTAAATTCCCTGCGACCGCCATGCGTTGGCGGGCCTTCAACACTTGAACCAGGTTCAAACCGCTTGCCGTCAGACTGGCGGAAAAGCATAGGCTTATCGCCTTGCTTGCCGAGATCCCAGGCATAACCAGATGGGGCCGCCTGGCTTGGGTCGCTTGGCAATTGAGATTGAGATGGCTGCGTAATACGCCGATCTTCAATGCCCAGCTTCGCTTTACCAGTCGCCATATCAAGATATAGCTGAGGCCCGTCTCCCATAATTGTCTTAAATGCTTGAACGGCTGGCAGGCCACGAACGGTTTCTAGCGTTCTATTGCGAACCTTAGCCATGCTCTCAAAAGCCATTGCGGCTTCTGGCGCATAATTCTTTCTGGCCTGGACGGCAAATTCCATTAACTTTTCATTTGAAAACGTCGAAAGTGTTTCTTCCCTAAGCGTCGTAAGCATAAGGTTTGCGTCATGATTAAATCCTTCACGAACATGCTTTTGCTGTTCAGTGAAAAACGCAACGCGGGAATAAGCAGCTTGCCTTACAGCTTCGGCTTTTGCAGGGCCGCCAATATAATTGGGGTTATTAATTGTGGCGTCATCAATCTTTTTATGCGCCGCGTCTATGCCTTCTTGATCTCTCGTTGCAATAGCGCGTCCAATTAGGTTTTGATCCCTAACGGTCTGCATACCATCTTCAAGGGTTGTCCTAGCTCTTTCCTTGCTAAAGGTAGAATTCCAAGCTGGCGTATCTGCAATCTGGTTTACAGAGCTTTCATATTCTTTCCATGCTGGCGTAGCTTTAATATAACCTTCGACATCATCGCCATCGTAGGTTCTCGCAAGCGTAGCAATTCTTTGGCCGCTTCTCTCAACGCGTTCCTTAACATCTTCAAAGCCAGTTTTTAAAGACCGCTCTTGATCCTTGCCTAAGATATTTCTGAATAGACCGTTTGAATATTCCCATCCAGCGTCAACAACCCTTGCAGCAGCGCCGTCAGGGAATTGCTGTCTAAGGCCTTTAAAATACTCATTCTGGGCCGCATAAAATCCTTGCGGGTCGCCTTGAAACTTGTTGCCAAGTTCAAAAACATCGTTTTCAATCTTAGTTTTAAATGCGGCAGGCCCAGCATAAACAGTCGCCATAACGCCAGATTGTGCGGCAGTTGGCTTCCCTTGCTCCGGCGCAACGTATGCGTCAGTTGTCTTTGTGCTTTGAGCAGGCGTTGTTATGCTTGCAGAATTGCCGCCAGTGCTACCGCCACCAAACAAGCCGCCAAGGAAACTATCACCAAGCGCGCCGCCGCTAAATAAATTCTGAGCGCCAGCAAACGCGCCGTCTGCGTTTCCTACAGCCGTCATCTCGCCGGACTGTGGATCTACTTGATAAGCAATCTGGCCCTTATGCTCATTCTCAGCCTGCTTCATGCTATCCTGAGCTTTGCCAGCAACCATGCCCAGGGCTTTCATACCCAAGCCCATCATCGCGCCCTGGCGCTGAATACCCGCCATCTCGCGGGCGTGCATTGCCTGTCCTGTATCCGCAATGCCTCTGGCAAATGCGATATAGCCGTCACCTGTTGATTTCAGATCGCCGCGACGAAACACATTAGGGTCAAGCTGTTGTTGCGGCAGCTTTGTTAATTGTGGCTCAGCAGAAGGGCCAAAACGATTTGCCATTATTCACCTACCCTAAAAATCCGCCAAGTATCCCTAAGCCACTAGATGCCATGCTCATTATATTTTGGAAACGTGCTTGAGATTTCTGCGTTCTCATTTGATCTGCCTGAGCTATGCTCGACATCAATGCGCCCATCGCAGCCATATTGCCTGTGGCAATTGTCGCTATTGCATTATAGCTTGCAACATTCATCGCTTTGTAACCCTGCAACATATAAAGATTGCCAGCGAATTCCTTGCTTTGATTGTCCATCCTGTAGTTCCAGGCTGTCTGATCTCGGCTCTCGTCGTCTTGCCCTTGTATCCAATTCTGCACAGCATAAGACGATGGACTGTTTGGATCGCCGCCACTCATTGCCATGACAGCTTGAATATTGCCCATGTTGGTGGCGCTCTTACGGCGCATGTAAAGATCGGTTTGGGTAGCTTGTATTTGCCCAGCTTTAGCGGCGAGCTTTTGTTGCCCTGCCTCATACTGATATTGGAATAAAGCGTCTTGACCTTGCTGGCGTATATTCTGCGCTTGAACCTGGGCGTTCATTTGAATACCCATTGCGCTGATCCCGCCAGCCATAACGCTCATATCTGCGCCGGAAGAAGCCATTAGTTAGAAACCTCCAACGTCAATTCGCAGATCGTGATCGGCCCAGGCCTATGCTTTGTAACCGGGACGGTTTGTTCCCAAGCACGTCCGGCCAGTCTGATGCGATAAGTTCCATCCATCAATACAGGCTGTCCAGATCCATCATCTCCAAATTTCTGACAAGGGAAAACCTTGTTCCCAAGCATGAAATCTGTAGATCCTTCCACATTGATAAGTGCGCGATTAATACTAATACGCCTTGTTCGATCACCCTGTTTCTGGAAATAACTAAAAGGCTCAAACACAGACTTGGTAAACGTCCCAGCAATTAGCGTTCCGCTTGTAAGGCTTTCGCTGGGATTGAATATAATAAACCCATTATTGTCTATTGGCCTTTCGCCATAATCAATATTACCGTCCATTAAAGTGACAAGGCTCCCGGTTGGCTTTTTATAATACAAACCTTTGCCAGGTGGAGGATTTGCTTGACCATTATTTGCATTGACAAGCAATGCGTGATCTAAAAATATGCGCTCAGTCTCAGCCTCTAGCGCGTAGTATGGCCCAGTTTTACCTAAGTTTTGCGTTGTGTAAAAAACATTCGGCCCTTTTGCAGAAACCCACTTAACAATTCCCTCAGTTGTCCAGGGCATCCAGCCAACAAACAAAGTCTGTTGGCTAAATATAGCTTTGCCCACAACCAATGTGCCGTCAGCATTGACCACATAAATCACGCGCTCAGGCCGCTCACCGTCACTCGTTCTAACGGTTAGCTGTCTTGGCGTTTTAAAAAGATCAGTATGGGTATCTGTAAAGTCATAAGCCAAAAACGGACGTGTTGCCGAACCAGTAGGACGCACAGCGCCAATGCGGTTTAATCCCGAATTGATAAATAGGATTGCATCTTGAATGGTGACTGGACGCACATTTGCCGCGCCGTCATCCGAAATCTTGTCGAACGTAATGTTGCCAGGCTGCACAGGATATTGCTGGCTAATTGGAGTGTAGAAAATTCCGCGACGGGTAAAAGTGAAAAGACCTTGCTGCCAACCCTCGACAAAGAACACATCTGGCGAACCAGAGATAAGTTCAAATATTGCCGACCTTGCATCGCCGCCAGCGCCGGGCTGGGTTGTTGCAGCAATACTGTCAATCCAAAAACTATTAGGAGATCCTAGCTGCGACCACAGGATTGCATTCGTTGCTTGCGGAAAAGAAGTAAAAATCAGCCTACCGCGATCATAACTGCAACTCTCAGGGTAGCCCTGGTTAGCTGAAAAAAATTCTTCTTGCCACTGAACAGTCGGAGAACCCGGATCTGCTTTAGCAGGGACGCGCGACGTAAATGAAGATCCAAGCGGAGAAACAATACTATCGCCCTTATACGGATCTGGGAAAGCCGCTGGCTCAAAAACGATGTTATTAAGAAGTATGCCAACAATTGATTTATTGGTCGCGTCAACAGTCCCAACCTCAAACTTAACGCCCGCAGACGCAAACTGACAGATCATTCCTGGTAAAAACGGATCTGTATTCTCCACGACAATGGCAATGCTTTCCGGCAATCGATAATTAATCGTCGCCTTCATCTTAGTCGTAGAAATATATTCTTTTAAGATTACTTGCTGCCCAACTATGGAAAGCGTTGATCCAACCATGTTGGCGGAAAAATATGGCTTGGAGCATGTAAGTGTAACATCGCCCTTTGTCGCATCGTATGAGATAACAGCGCCAAGAACCGCTCGGCGATAAAAGGGCATCTTGATCGCCCCCGCGCCTTGGTCAAAGGAAAACTGAAAAAACGACCATGTGCGCGCAGAACGATCCCAGGCAGCAATATAAGGACGCATACGCGGGAAGCACATATAGATTGCATCCTGGGCTTGCGTCCAAACAATACGATCAAGATTATTCTGATCCCATATGATCTTTGTCGGATCGTTTTGACTAACAACAACCCTGCCAAGAAGATCGGTAATCGTTACTTGGTTTGCGGCAAAGCGCAGCGAGAATTCTTCACCCGTAGAAACGCGAATAAAGTCTCCGCGCGGGCAATCAGTATAAGAAACCAGGCTTCTTCCTGGGCGCTGGATTAGCTGTCCTGTGGCTGTAACTTGCCAATTAAGAGCAGTCTTACCGCCGCTCCTAACTGTATCAACATCTAGTCTGCGCCGAGCAGATTGGTTTATCTGCCCGCCAGAGAAATCAACCTGGACGTCTAAATCAGCAGTGCTATTCACTTGAGCCAGTTCCCAAACTTACGGATCATTCTGGTTTTTTCGAGCCTAGACTTAAACATTGCTTTTGTCGGATCTTCCTGAGCGTTTCTGGAAATTGCTTGCCGCATTAATTCATCGGCATATTTTTCCCAAGCTGCCGCAGTATTAAGATCCTCATTTAATGAGCGATATAAGTTGGCCTCGATCTTTGCCCGCAAGCAGCCAACAAATCCTACAGACCATTCCTGAGCGCCTACAGGGAAAGGCATATATTTACATGATACGCCCATCGGCGCAGTTGTATGGATATTGTCGCCTATGATCGTATAAGTAAGAGACGGCGGGGTGACATCGGCCATCGCGTGAGAATAAGACTTAACCCAGCGATCTAATCTTTCCTGGTCGTCCACGCGCCATACATTGATTAACTGAATACAATCGACAGGCTTAGCAAAAACGTCTTTAAAGCCAGGGTAATTGCTGTCACCAAGGCGCTGTAGGCCAGTTTGTGCCGTTCCAAAGTTCCAGTCGCGCTGGCCTAAAAGCCAGAGGACATTTTGCTCAAAGGCATTGTCGGCGGCGATCCACTCATCAGACGTGTCATCATAGACGTTAACCGGGTTGTTCCCGGTGTTGATGAGGGCTTCATTTATGATCTTGAGCTTGTCGCTTAGATCATAAACCCGCCGTTGAGGCGTTTGCGTATTGATTGTTTCTAAGGGATTGTCAGCCATGACGCGAAGCTAGTCGTGCGGATGGGCTAGATCGACGCACCAAAAAGCCGGGGTTTTGCCCCGGCTCTTGTTTTATAAGACGCAGATTTACGCTTTTTGAGTTGGTGCCTTTTTCTCTTCTGGTTTAGCAACCTGGCCGAGAAAAGTCTCTGTCTTGCTATATTGATCTGGGAAGCGACGGATCGCATCAGCCAAGTCAATACCGTGCATTGTAACAGGAACAGCGCCCTTGACAGGATCTTTGTAGTAACCTGTAACCCAAAATGTATTACCGCTATCCATTGTTTACCCCTTAACCAGCGTCGTAGGTTAGCCAGCTATTGATAGTTGCAGATGGCGTCGTGCCAGCAACGTCAATCCAAGCGCGAATATAACGATACACGATGCCAGATTTAAAGTTTATAGTGGCAACGTAGTTTGTTTCCCCGCTATTAACAGCAGGGCTTGCGCCACAGGTAACGCCGGAAGGCTGAACAGCCGATCTTGCTGCGCCAAAATCTTGGATCGACAACATCTCAATGTTGCCAGCACCAAATGCACGATCGTTAGAACCGAGAAGATAAAGAGTATATTCCTCAGTTCCCGTCTGCTTGCGCGCAGTAAAGTCGATGATCCAGTAACCATCGAAAAGACCTGGGCCAACATCAAGCGTTGCGGGAGCGCCGCCCTCTTGAAAATAGCCGGAAGCCGTGAACGTCTGAGGCGTTAAACCACCAGTAAAGCAGTTTGCAGCGTCAAATGTGCCAACCTTTGTTGGCGGATTAAACGGAACAGGTGCGCCGTTGTTTCCAATAAATGGGCCTAAAGGCATTGTCGTAGTCTCCTTGCGTTGTGATTAAGCCGCGATCTTCGTGGCTGTGACAGACGTAAGGCGAGCGACAGCGCGAGGATGTTCGCGTGCAATACCCCAGTCCCATTTGATATGCGTTGAGTTAAACGGAGCGCCGATTAACTGACCCTCTGGACGAACCGTAAGAGGCGTTTGCTCAATCGAATACAATCCACCATCGCGTAAAGATACGCAGTAGATTGAAGCCGTCTGAGCAGCGCCACCGCCAGCGCCAACTTCCGAGAAAGGAAGCATGTCTGGACTGTCATCTGGCTCATAACCGAACAGGATCGGTAAGCCTTTGTAGCGCATAACGCGACGGCCCAACGGATCTGCCATGTCGTAGGTCACAGTGTTATTGGTTAACTGTGGATCGCGCGCAGAAGCGTCAAGATAAGGCATAAGACCGCGAGGCATTAGCCAATGCGTTGGCTTATTGACGAGCCAATACAAGATGTCGAGATTAGCAAGCGACAAAGCGCCGCCGCCAGCCGTAACCGAATTGTGAAGCAGATTGCCGCCCGTTCCCGCATTGGTAGCGAGATTGTTGCAGCGTGACTGAATACCATTCGGAGACGTTGGATTAACGTCATTGTCCGACTTAATGAACGAAGCCGTAAACATCTGAGCAAGCGCAGTTGTCTTGAGCTTGATCTGACGAGCTTCGTGATCTGGGCCAAGACGATCCATGATCGCGCGATCAACCTTAACATATTCGTCAACGAAGAATGTATCTTCTTCACGAAGGTTAAAGTTGCCAGTCGCTTCGCCGCCGCCTGTGTTCAGTCCACGGAAGCCGACTTGCGGAACAGTAGCAATGTCCATATAGGCGCGCTTACCATTCATCGCAGGAAGGAAAGGCATAGACGCCATGAGATCACTCTCGGCGGCCATGTTCTCAACAAAGATACGAGTTGGACTATCTTGATCCATCGTCTTTGCATATTCAAGGAGTGTAATCGGAGCCGATACACTCGAATAGACAGTTGCCATAATTATAATCCTCTACTTAGTTTGCGCGGCGATCTTGCTGTGATCGTGCGTTCCAGCGTTGCTCGAACGTCATCTTGTCCCAGCCTTCGATGTCGCCGCCGCCAGCGCCATCGCGTCCCATTCCGTTGAACGAAACCGTTCCTTGAGAAGTGAGAGACTTTTGCATTGCTTCCATTGCCTTAACGATGTCAGGCGTGAACAATGTCTGAGACAGTTGATAACCAACCTTGTCGCCAAAGGATTGGCGAAACCAGTTGCCGAGCGCGTCTATGCGTTGAGATCCATTGTCACCAAGTTGCTTGAAGAGTTCCTTGGTTTCACCATCTACTTTCGCAGCAAAACTTTTCTGCGCTTCCGCCGCGTGATTAATGTAACCTTGTGCAAGATCCGCATATTCCTTTTTTGTCAGACCTTTTTCGTGAGATACTTTTTGTAAAAACTTCCACATTGGATTTTCTGTATCGACCGTAAATCCTTCTGGTAGTTTTGTTCCTTCTGGCAATGCGCCGTAGCCGTCTGGCGTCTCAGGCATTTCAGCCCGGCGAGATGCGGCTAATTCGTCTTGCTGCTTTTTAAATGCTTCTAGCTCTTTAAATTTTGAGCCAATTGCATCGAGTTTTACGCCACGCTGAGGATCGTAATACTCATCGGAAACCCATGAAGGCCGCTCGGGCGCAAGAGGCGCGTTATTTGTCGCCGGGGAGACGCCGTTTGATACCGCGTTGTCCAGTTGAAATGTTCCCTGTGCGGGTTCGGGCGAGTTCGGCTGCGTCAGGTTTTCTGTCATGCGGTTGCTCTCGAAGCTCCATCAAGTTGAGTAGTTCGAGCGCGAAACTGCGGCGTCCCTCGTTTCTTTCCAACGCACCGGGCGTTGCGTCGTATGGAACGACATATTGAAGATTGCGGATTAAGACCTGTGAGAGATATTGAGCGTCTGCATAAAGACCTAAACGCTTTAGTCCGGCCTTCTCTTCATCGTCAGGAAAGATCACATGCTGCCTTTAATTTGATATTGAGGAATTGGAGCTTCTGTAGGCCCAGCATTAGGCATTGGCATTGGGCCACCGCCTTGCGGCATCGCAGGCCCACCCGCGGGCATACCGCCCTTCATCGCTTGCAATTGCTGCATTGCTTGTTCCATGTCAGCGTCATCGCGTTGCTGCCATATGGAATTAATGCCCATCTTGTTAGCGATTTGCTGAAGCGTCTTTGTGCCGTCAGTCGCCAGTTTCCACTCTTCTGGGAAAGCGCCAGCGCCGATTTGAGCAAAGCGTGAGAATAGCGCCACTTCTTCTTGCTCAGCGGAGCGCATCGCAGGATTGTAAGGAAGCATCGCAATGGTATGACGATTGCCGTTTCGGCCATCAATCGTAATCTTCTCAACGTCTCCTGCTTTTTCCAGCAAGTAATTGTAGCGCATGAATACGCCCGCACAGAATTCCTGCCAGAACACCAAGCCAGGCGTTCCAATGCGGCGCTGCGCCAGCGTCATCTCATCCAACCACTGTGTTGCAGTTGGCGGCGTCTTGCCATCTTGCTGAGGCCAGTCAAGGAAGAACAATCTCTTGATCCGGCTTTCTAAATCCTGGGTTAAATAAATAGCCGCATCTATTGGCGGAAACGCATACAGGTTCTTGATCGCGCCCTCTTCGCCTGGACGGATCGCATAAGCCATGCCGCTCTCAATGCCGTCTTGAATATTGGCGAAAGAGCTATCTGGAAAACTAATTGGTGGAGATAAAGCAAAATCGACATTGCGTTGCTTCATCCTCGTAAGCTCATCAACAACGCGAAGATCGGGAAGGCTTTGGATTAATGGCCCAACACCCCAAGCCCAGTCAGGCGTAGCGTTAAAGCGCGCCACAATAAGCGGGCATGAGCCAGCGCCTTTAATCTCAGCTTCATGCGCTAAATGACCATCGACCGTAATCGTATGCTGCCATTTCTCAACGCCGCTATCATCATAAATGCGCCAGAAACCCCACACCACGACAACATTTTTGTTGTCGTCCTTCTCTCCCTTCTCACGAACCTTTTTCGGAATAGGGATATTCGGGATAACATCTTGCAAATAACGGTAGCGCGTCCATCGAACCACAAAGCGATCATCAATCTCGCCCGTTGGGCCAATGTTGATTTCAAGCTCTCTGATAGGAACACACTGACAAACAGGTGGCTTCCAAGTATGGTGCTGATCTATCCAAAGACCGACAGTTCCCAAAGCAAGGTCTGGGTTAAACGCTTTACCGCACTCAGCATAAAGATTACTGGCAAGAATGGATTTAAATATTGTCTCATCAGCATGAGCCGCCATACGCTCAACCATCAAACGCTGGTCAGGTGGAATGTAAGAAGCCGGACGGCGAACAAGCCATTGCTGTGTTTGTGGGAAGAACGTGTTAATGATGACGGTCGGGAAATCGCCAGCCATCTCAAAGCCTAGCGACGTGTAAATTTGAGGAATGTCGTAAACTTTACCTTGAGGCTTAGCTGCGGTTGAACTAACCGTCATCGCACGATGTGGGGCAGTAAACACATAACCCTCGCGCATATCATATTCAAAAGGCGCTTTCTGCCGACGCGCATCTGTCAATCGACGGCGAGCTTGATTTTCAAGCATCGCCCATCGTTGGTTGTATTCGTCTGGAACTTCCATTTCAGCCATTAAAGAACACCGCCGCTGTTATTAAGCGCGCCGGAATTCAGTGCTGATTGAAGCGGAAGGATCTGTGCGGGAGGCGTCGAGCCAGTCGCCACGGTTCCTAGATTTTGATTAGCCCCTTGGATGGAATTGCTTTGACCAAATTGGCGCAGCATGTTCCAGGTGCCACTTGAAACGTCAGCTTGAACCTGAGCGACTTGCCTCTGAATTGAAGCTTTCTGCTGTGCGTCAAGTTCTTTCTGTTGCTGTGCCTGCTGCTGTGCAGCTTGTTCGGCCTGAGCTTGTTGCTGAGCCTGGAACTGTGCTTGCTGCTGGGCCATCATCTGCTGCATCTGCTGTTGCTGCTGCATCATCATAACCATCATCATCATAGCGCCCATCCCGCCGTCGCCACCGCCGCCACCGCCCATGAAAAACCCTCCGGCTAGAATTAACTGGCGGGAGGGTATGAAAGGCTCAGAGATAGATCGACGCACTAGCTTTTCAGATGTTCGGCTCCATTCTTGAGTAAGCTCCAATAAAGCTGATCGGGAAACAGCACCCAGGGCTTATTAAAACCAAGCGCATGTTTGACAAATTGCACACAGGTAAACATGCCGCGAAACGCCAGCTTGCGATCCTTCACCTTGAATTTAAGGATCGCGCATTTACCCACTGTCTGAGCTATCGGCAACATACCCTCTTCCGTCGCAGGCCGAATAAAGCAATGGACACCGCCAAAATCTAAGTCCAGATACATCCATGTATCCGTATCGACAAAGTAACGCATAAGCGCCACATGCTTGAATTCCCCAGGGCATAGCCTTTGCCACCAGGTATTAGTTTCTGGATAGAAAACAATAGCCCAGTCGTTTGTGTCATTGGTCATGCGTTAATCCGGCGCATTGATTTATCTGGCCTAGATACTCTCAGATACTTAGGAGTGTTATCAACCAGCGCGCCATTTAAAACCCGCCCATTCCCCAAGAATAAAACCATATATTGCAAGCAATCAGATATATCGGAATACTTATCTTTCTCCGGCGTTGGATCGTCGCCGGACATTAGTTTCCGCATCTGATATTTGCCAGACATGCCAGCAACCAAAGTCGGGCAATTTAATGGATCTATAACGAGCCTGGGGCCGCCGTTAACAAGCTCATTAAGTGCTTGCTCAACAGCCGTAATGCGCGTTTGTATGTGATTATTCTTAACTGGCGCTGGCGTGACTGGCATCCCATGCGCGCGGAAAATATCATAGGCCGTTCGCTCATCCGCCTGCCCTCGATCCTGCCCCTTTGGATCGCCAGTAAAACGATACAATCCACCGGGGAAATGCTGATCCAAGAAACGCTTTAGCGCAGGGGCAAACGTCGCCGCGCCGACGCCATACATTCTAAATTCTCGCAGCACGTAGAGCCGCCCGCCGATTTCTTGTCCGATAAGAGCAGATGGACGGCGACCAAAATCCAAAGAAACAGTGATAGCGTAAGAAGGATTAAATATAAGAGGCTTCGGGCTAACATGCGTTTCCCTCCTAAACATCGGCCATACGGGATCGCCATCAACCACAAAGGTAATGCGGTTCATCAGACGGCTATCAATCCATTGTTTGGACTTGCCGCGCCGCTTCTCTAAATAAAACGTCTCTTCTAGCCACCGCGCATTTTCCGCTTCTGGGTTAAGAATATAATCCGCAACGGTCTTGCCATCTGATGCAAACACTTCAACCAACGCTGGCGGTTGGACATAATAGCCCCAGTCTTTGGGCCAAAAGCTGCGATCCTCTTCCTGCACTTCGTCTGGATAAGGAACCTCTTGCGTCATCATCACAAGCCAGTGATCTTCATTAGGCGCGTTCAAATCGCCCAGCACACCAGACCAGCGCGACCCCCCATCCTTCAGCGCAGGGAAGCGGCCCGTTCGGCTTTCAGCCTCGTCAAAGATAATCTTTGGAATATATTCAAGCTCATTAAACCAGACGCCCGTAAGCTCTAGTGATCTGAGCTTGGCAATGTCGGCTTCGTCATCGAGCGCCAAAAAGATAATCTCGCACTCAACATCAGCCCATTTCATAACGTGAGACATTGGCTTTCCCCAATTAAATCTCCCATAGAGATTTTCGGGAAACCAATCGAGCCAAGTTCTAACAGTCGTGTTGCGTAGGGCCGGGTAATTGTTACGGATCACCGCCCAGCGTGAGCGCCTTATGCCATCAAGCGGAGACTTGTTTTGCTCCGCAGCTAACATTGCAATCTTTATACAGGAACAACTTGAAGTCCCAGATCCAATAGGCCCGCGAATAATAGAAACATGGCGACGGTCAACAAGGTAATCAGAAAGAACCGCACCGTCTGGTTCATAAATCTTGCGTCCGTATTCATCAATGTCTAATGCAGCCATTAAGCAACCATTGCATTATTAAAAATGGACAGCTTGCCATCCATGCGCGTTGTCGTAACAATTGAACCATCTGGCGCTTGTGCTACCCATTGCTGAGACACAGGCCCAATTCCAAGCGCCATCCAGTAACGCGCGCCACTCGCCCTACCCCCATCCCAGCTTTGCGTATAAAGAAATTGCAGCACATCTTTATACACAGTGCCATCGCGCTGGGTGAAAGTATCAAGATGATCTTCCCACCAAATATATTGCCAACCCTGCGCCATACTTGGCGGCCAGGATTGAAATGGGTTCATCTTTGGTGAGTTTTGATAATTTCCGCCAATGGTTGCAAATTCGCCCCAGCCTATCGGCGGCTCCATTACAACCTTTTTCTTTTTGGCGGGATAATCGTCCCGATATTCGGCTATGCCAAAACCAGGACGATATTGATAATACCAAACGTCATTCAAGACGCCTTTATCATCGTAGTCAGAATACAACATGCTGTCTGAGCCGACATCATAACTAAACACTGATGTCATCTTAGGTAACGTCCCATCATCGACAGTGTAATCAAAACGGCGGAGTTCCGCCGTCTTGAATACAGGCCAATAAGCAGGAACGAAAACTAAGTCGCTCATACTTACCACTCGATAATCACAAATGCGTTGCCAGCAACAGCAATACCAGTTTTACCGTTAGCTTCGCCGCCGCCAGTAGAGCCATAGCCATAGCCGCCATAGCCGCCCCAATTACCGTTTCCTGCGAATGAATTGCCGCCAGCACCGCCAACAGTTTTATCGCCTTTGTAGTTTTTTACGGAAAAGCCAGGAGCGCCATCGCCGCCAAATACAAGATTAGGCGGGAGCATTTTGTCTAAATCAATACCGTTATTTGCTGGTCGGCCACCAGCCCCGCCGTTTGAATACCCCTTATCAATTTGGGATTTTTCACGACCGCTCTCGCCAGCAGTCCCGCCAGGACAAAACAGATAAGCATTGCCTGGTTTGCCGCGCAGCGTGAAAGAAGAAGTGCCGCCGTTAGCCCCGCCTGTGCTGTTTCCACCAACAACAACATCAAATACGGAACCATCATCAAACTTATAAGCATAAAAGATTGCTTCGGCATAAGCACCACCGCCGCCGCCGCCACCACCTGGGCCTGTGCTGGCATTTTCATTGCCCCAGCCACCAGCCCCGCCAGCGCCACATACGCTCACGCGGAAGTAGTCAACACCTTCTGGTATCTGCCAAGTGAAGTTCTTAGGATACGGATTATTATTATCAAACACCTTCTTATTTACAAAGGCGATTGCGTTAGTCGTGGAGATAACGCCATTCTGGTCAACAGATAACCCGCTGCCAACTTGAACAATGCCAGGACTAGCCAACGTCGCAAGGCTTGGCGTGATAACACCGTCATTAACATCAATCGACGCGCCAGGCGTTACAAGTCCTCTAACACCCTTATCAGCCGTCTTAACGCTGATGACGCCTTTCGTATCAACGTCAATGTTGCCGCCAACCTGAGCCACGCCCAGCTTGTCTTTGGTCGCATAGCCTATCGCATCTGCAATAGGGCCAAAGGATAAAGACACATCAGCGTTTTCAACCTGGGTTACAAAAGGCATAAAGCCTTTCTTGATATTCGGCCCATTTGAAAGAAGCAGCGTATAGTCAAAGCTGGCGTTTTTAATGCCAGCGGAATACGCGCCGGAAGCATCAAGCAACGTAATCTGACCGCCATAGGTAATCTCTTCGCCAGCCTTATTGGTTGGCTCAACGCCGCCCAGAATAAGATTGCCGTGTCTATTTTGTAATGTCGCGCTGCCGCTAATCTCGCCATCGTCATTATACTGGACGACCTGGAAAGACTTACCCTTAAAAGGCTTGGCGGATAAAACGCCACTCTCATTAACCGAGAACTTGTCATCTGGCATAATGCCGCCAACAACCGCAGACTGTGCAATCGTTGGTGGAAAGGCTTTAGGCTTATCGACAATATCAAGCCAATAAGGCGCAGCCGCCTCAGTGCCAATAGTGCCATCTTCGCCAACAGTAATGCCCGCGCCAATCTTTACGCCGCCAAGCACATAAGTCGTGGCAATCGGCAAATCCACCGCAGCCGCATTAATCGTGCCGTCAAGGTCAATGCTGATATTGTTACCAGCCTTAACGCCGCCAACCTCTGTCTCACTCGCAATCGTAGGAGGATAAGCAGTCGGCTTATCAACAATAATATCCCAATCGACTTGCTGGATGTTTGTGCTGATTGTTCCATCTTGGCCAATCGCAACACCCGCGCCCTGCTTAACGCCACCAAGCGTATTGGTGCTGGCAACTGGTGGAGGAAACGCAGCGGGCTTATTCTCAATCTCTTCCCATGTCGGCGCGGCGCTAACTGTGCTGATTGTGCCGTCTGGCTGAATATTAATTCCAGCACCTTCTTTAACGCCACCAAGCTGCGTTTCAGAAGCAATCGCAACAGGGAAAGTTGCGGGCTTATTGATAATGTCTGACCAATTCGGCACCGCGTCTTGCGTCGATAACGTGCCATCGCCCGTTACGTTAAGACCAGCGCCAACCTTAATGCCGCCAAGCACTGTCGGCGTTGCAGGAGTAATCTCTCCCCCGCCACTCGCATCAAGAGTGCCATCAGCTTGAACGGTTAAATTCTTACCAGGCTTAATTCCGCCCAGCGTATCAACAGTCGCCGCAGCAACAGGAAACGTCGCGGGCTTGTTGGTAATATCTTTCCAGTCTGTCGAACCGCCTGTGCCGCCAGTGGAATTAATCGTGCCATCGGCATCAATCGTAATATTCTTTCCAGCCTTAACGCAGCCCAACGAAGAATTAGGCTTTGTCCCATCTGGATAAACACTTCCAGGCGCACCAATGTCGTCGCCCCTTATCCAAATCTCGGGCGTAATCCCGCCAACATTATTTACCTTCTGCAATGAAAGTGCCGGGCCATATGGGCCGCGCTTTACTTCGTCGCTCATTTGAAAACCATCCACGTCATGAGTGTGATCCCGCCAGCCCAAATCAGACCCAGCGCAAAACCCAACATGACGAAACGGCGCTCATTCATAAACGCACCTAGTGTTTTACAATCCTTGGTCGAAAAATCTGCCGTGTAGGGCGATAATTAACGCGGCCCGCATGAACACGAAAAGAAAGACCATCGTGGTCTAGTTCCAACTTAACGCCAGCCTCTTGCGCACGCTCTATCAATAAATCTATCAAATATTCATATTCGCAAATTAAATCATGTATTCCATGAGCTTGGTCGTCGGTGATAACAGCCTCATCCAATACATCTTCCCAATCAAAAGTCTCTTGAAATTTCGTCATAATTATTTCTTTTCCTTCTCTTTCGCATCCTCAATAAAAACATTGCCCTCAATTTCATCCTGCAAGTGCTGAGAAACCTGAGCCAGCAAAATACTTAATATTTTTTTTCCATAGTTATCATGCGGAAAATTATAGCTCTTCACAGCAAACTCATTCTCATTCCGCTCAATCGTAATTTCATAAATCTCCATCATACCCTGCAAGCCTTCCTCACATTCCCATAGTCCCGAACAAACTTCGCCAACTCGCCATTTGGATTAGCCCGGATCTCAGCAGCGGCCCGCTTCTGCTCTTCAACTGAATATTGCCTCAAAGAAGAACAAACACCGCCGTCGCCAACAGTATTGCAACCGACCAAGCCACTAGAAACCACCGCCATCAAGATCCCGAGCCGTGTCCTCAACATCACCCTGCGCATCCATAATCTCCTTCTGCTTCTTCGCCCGCTCTTCTTCACGCCGCCGATCATCAGCCTCTTCATCGCTAATCAACCAATGTCCCAGCTTCCGGCGAACCAAATCAAAGATCCAAGCCATCATCGCCGCTACCCTCCACCTTCATCTCAAAACCACACGCAATCCGAACCTCCTTAACCGCCTCAGCTATCCGGCCAGAATTAACGCCAAAAATCATAGCCAACACATGCTGCTCAACGCCGTAAACTAAATACGCATGCGCCGCCCTCAACTTCTCTTCAGCACTCAACGAAGCCTGTCTCATCGCTCCTCGATTTTTCAGATGTTAAAAAACTTTTTTGAACTGTGCGCGTGTTGGGGGGTGGAGCTTGGGGGGTGCGGCGATTTTCCCCCCGGGGTGCGCTCGAGCCGCGCATCGACAGGCAAAAGCGTTTCGTCCACAGTTTGCGTTTTTATTTCACGCATTGAGGCTAGGCCGGGCCACTCAACAGCCTGCCTAGCTGTATGCCTTGCGTGTATCTCATTGCTAAGACTGATAATCATCCGGCATCACCCTGCCGGATGCTTGGAACGATGCCCATCACGAACCGAGACTGGATCGCATTCGTAGCCTTCACCACTTCGCGCCGAGCAGCTTCGATGGCATCCGCTGAAATGTTGGCGGCGTCTCGCGCGCCTGTGTTAAGCACCACCCTCACCCCTTGCACACTCGCCCCTTGCGTTACCGCATCACTTATTTCTGCGCTTGCCTTGACTAGATCGGCATGAGTTATCCCGGCGAGCTTCATTGCCGTTGCGTATTCTTCAAGCTCCGGCGCACCTGGTATGAATACTTCGTCACTCATCGGCGTTTCCTTGTATCTCGAGCGGTGACTGCGCTGCACTTGCTGGCAGTCTGATAACTATTCCCGGCTGCAACTGGATCGCATTATTAACCGTTACGTTAACGCTTGATTGCTTATCTCCAGGTTCGCCCAGGATCATTGATGCCGCTTGTAGGTTAACCTTAGCCCATGCTGCGGAGCCATCACCTGCGGTTTGCATGAGCGTTACAACTTGGCGCATGGCGTCCGCCTTCGCGCCATCACGGATGGCTTGCACTTCGGCGTTGTAGGCTTTGAGGAACACTTGCTGAGAGAAGAGATGGCGAGCATGTCTGATCCGCATGAAGAGAACCTTGGCAGCCTCTTCGATCTTTAATGGCTCACCAGGTAGCAGCGGTCTTGTCCTGGTCAGATCATCTTCAATGGGGCTTAGCCTCTCAACGCCATCGAGTAGATGCGCCTTATTCTCAGGAACGCCATGCAGCACGTAATCGATCAGCAATCGATGCTTTGGCGTTAGTTCCTTTAGCGGGCCCAACGCAGCTTTGAGATATGATCCCTTGCGGCCTTCCCGGTAGGGCTTAGGCTCGGCGCTTCCGTTGCTCCAGGTCTTCGCAACTACAGCTTGCGCCAGGTTGTCTATTGGTTGCATCTTCGCTCGCTAGTCGCTCACTCAGAAAAGAGAGTTGTCGTCGCGCGAGAGAAAAGCCCTTTTTGCGTATCAATTCCAACGCACCACATCACACGTGGGGGAATAGCGTTGTTTATCAGAGCGTTATTGCGTCACTATCTTGCAACCGAAACACTTGACAAAACGGAGTGCGTTTTACTTTTGTCAGACGAATTTTAACCATTTGTCAGATGACAAAACGACAAGCAGTATTGCGCCTATTAAGCGCTGGGATCATTACACAAGCAGAAGCCGCGCGCCTGGCAAACGTCACCAGGCAAACAATCCAAACACATTGCACAAAGCACAACATCGACGCCCAGGGCGCACGTAAGGCCTACCTGGTAAAGCTCTTAGCCCGCATTGATGAAAAAAGAGCGCCTGCTAAATAGCTGATCTTATTAGCCGATTGCATTATTTTCATTTTTATTGCTGTTTTTGTTGTTTTAGCTATTGCATTACGCAATGAGTTATGTCTTTACTCTGCACATGGAAGGCCGCCAGCTTCCACCAACAGAAGGACTAAAATTAATGTGCAATTATCTCGATCTTGTATGGATACTCGGCGCAATCGCCGTAATGGGCGCAACAACAGTCACCGCTCTTTGCTTTGCCGTTTATTATGGCCTGGAAGCAATCCGCCTAGTTAAGAGAGGGTTTTAATATGAGCCTTCACCGCTTGCGCCTATTCATTCTCTCACATGGCTTTGATGCCGTGATTAAAGGCGATCATGTTGAATGGTATTGCCCAGCTTATAACCGGGAAACCAAAGAAACGAGCTTAGTCACCTTTAAATGCAGATCATTCAACACAGCCCGCGACCAACTCGGATATTGACCCATCACCAGGGGCGCGCATTGCGCCCCTCATGATGCGCCAGCATCACGCCCAGGAATTCCCCGGCGTAATTAAACAGAAGGAATAGACAAAATGAACTTCCGATCAAACACCATCTACAGCAACTCAGCCCGCTTTGACACAGCGCAGCCAATGACAGACGAGCAGCTTTTCAAAGCAGCGCCGTCGATCTTTGCAATGGAGGCGCATGAGAGCCGATCCGAGCGTTTCCGCGCGATCCCAACAATTGAAGTATTGCAGGGACTACGCAAAGAAGGCTTTTTCCCAGTTGCAGCCCGTCAGGGTGGATCGCGTGACGAGGGTAAACGCGCCTTCACTAAGCATATGATCCGCCTTCGTCGCTTTGATAACGTCGAGAGCTATAAGGTCGGCGACAATGTTTGCGAGATCATCCTTAAAAACGCCAATGACGGCACGTCAGCCTATGACCTAATGGCGGGCATGTTTCGCATACGATGCCTAAACAGCCTTGTTGCGCAAACCAGCACCATTGACAGCGTTAAGGTTCGCCACAGTGGCAACGCCTTAGATAATGTTATCGAGGGGACTTATCGCGTATTAGGCGAAGCGCAGAACCTTCTCGCAGCGCCGCAGGACTGGGGACAGATTAACGTCAACCCAGAAGCAGCCGGATTACTCGCAGACCTAGCGCATGAAATACGCTTTCCCCGCGATGAATTCGGCAATGCTACGACGCCGATCAAAGCAGAGCAGTTGCTCCGCCCTAAGCGCCAGGACGACACGGCAACGGATCTTTGGACACGCTTCAACGTAATCCAAGAGAACGCGATCCGCGGCGGGTTGATGGCGCGCAATCCAGTGACCTACGACGAGCGCGGACGCGCCCAGCGTGGTCGCATGACAACGACCAGGGAGATCAAAGGCATTGACCAGGACGTGAAAGTGAACAAGGCGCTATGGCGTATTGCTGAATTCTTCGCCCAACAGGCAAGCAGCCAACACCGCACAGCAGCTTGATTACAGCACCAGGGGCGCAGCAATGCGCCCCTCATGGTGTAATTCAGCACCCCAGGCCCGCCAGCCTGGCAACAGAAGGAACCCACACAATGACACGCATATACAAAGACGCCCGCAATGGCTGGACAGCCGAGACAAACTTGCCGCTTGATAATGGCAGGGTTTTAAAATTGCTAACCATGAAGCGGCACAATGGACAAATCTCGACTAGCTGCCAGGCGGTAACACTAACCGAACACGGCTTTTCTTTTACAATGTATCAAGACTTCCACCGCCATAGCATTGCCCACTCTATGGACAGATGCACAGAGAAGAACGTGACCGCACAGCACCGGGGCGTATTAGATACAGCGCAGCACCTAGTCGCAGCGGCAAACAGCTACTACCAGGCGGAGGCTTGATCGATGATTGCCCTAGACAAAATCAAAACAGCAATCCGCGACAAATACGCATGGCCCGGAGGCTATCCGCTTTATTTTATAACAGGACAAGGCGAGGCGCTATCCATCCAAGGCGCGCGGGAAATATGGCGGGAGATTATCACAGCGCACAATAAACGCCGCCACTGTGACGCAAGCATTGAGGCAATAGAAATAAACTGGGAAGACCCCGGGCTTTATTGTTGCGTCACCAATGACCGAATTCAGAGCGCCTATGCAGAAGATCAAGCGGAGGTTTAAACAATGACAAAGCAGGATCACAACTTGCGCCGGGAGATTAAGCAATATCTCGACGCCTGGGGATGGACAGACGTAAAAAGATTGCCTGAGACTACGTTAGCGCGGGTTTATATTGAAGAATATGAAAAAGACCCGGCAATATATGACAGCGCATTAAAAGCAATCCAGGACGTTAAACGCGCCCACGGATATTGACGCAAACACGGAGGGCGCTGGACGCCCTCCCAGCTTGCGCCAGGCAAGACAACAGAAGGACAAAAACACATGAAGAAATATCCGTTTGAAGAATTCGCAAAGAGATTAAATCACCTTGCAAACCAGGAGGGCATAACATCTCCCGCGGAGCTTGCAAGGGTAACAGGGTTAAATCGCGTCACATGCGGAGCATATATGCGCGGCGAGCGCGGCGCATCACTAGAGGCTTGTGTTCAAATAACCGACGCCATAGGAGGCGAGGCAAGATGGCTCCACAGCGGCAATCAAGAGGCTATGCTGAGAGGCGGTCAAAGACTAAACAGACACGCAGCTTTTAATGCGCCTATATATCAACTCAAAGACAAAGAACAGAAAACAAGAAATGGTCTTATGGAATACGCGCAGGCATTGGATAAAGACAGCCCGGCGCGTATCCTTGTAGAAAACATGGCTAGGCAACCTGACCTAGAAAGAATTGCAGAGCTTGAGGCGCAGAACAGAAAGCTAAAGGACTTTATTAAGGAAATGCTGTGAAACACCCGCCCCCACCCCGTCTCTATATCCGCGCATGGCGTGAGCGTATGGGCATTGCACAACTTGAACTAGCCGAGGCTGTTGGCATTAGCCAAGGTCAAATTAGCAATTGGGAAAGCGGCGCAAGACTGCCAACCAGGGACAATCAAGCAGCCGTCGCACACGCGCTCGGCTGCGATTATTTGGATTTATATCGAGAACCAAAGAAAGGACGATAACGCATGAAAAAGTTATCAATCGCTCTAATGATAGGGTTAAGCAGTTCGGCAGTTCAAGCGGAAGATATTATCCCGCCCTATCAGCCGACAATGGATTGGAACGCAGCGGAAGCCAACGCGCAGGCGGCAATCTCGCGTGATCCAGTGGTTGTTCAAGAAGCGCCGCGCAACACAGGCGGATGGGCAGCTTGTTCAGCCGGGGTTTGCAATGGCTTCAATAATGACGGGTCGTCTTGGTGGAGTAGTGACGCAGGCGGCACGATCCAATATTTTTATAATCGCTAAGAAAGATCGGGGGGGATCTCCGCCAGAAGTCCCCCCGCCCCGGCAGCTAGAAGGACTGAGCCGCCATAGGCATCGACGTGGATCGCTCCCGCCAACCAACTACAGGATAGGGTTAAGCGGCAATCAAAACAATTCACCCTGCCCGCCATTACCGCTATTCAAGACAACCTTTTTGATTTTATCCAGCTTATTTCCTAAGCACCGGGCTTTTTCATACTTAGCAGCCCTTGCCAAAGCCCCTAATTTAGCAATCTCACGACGCCGCGAAGCAGTTAGCGACAAAGCCCTGGCCTTTCCGCCAGCACTACTTATCTTTTTCCGTTCTTCTCTGTGGAAAACTTCATAAGTTACTTGATTGCTGGCATTATCATTTTGCTTGCCAGGTGCAAGCACAACCCGCAATTCGCAGTTTAAAGCCATCAACATGCCCGATAAGGATAGCGGGCCAAGAGACTTTAACCCACAAACGATCTTTGCGCTGTAACCATTTTGCAACGCTGCCAGATGATCTAACTCTAGCAGCGTCATACCTTGTCTAATTCGAACGCGGTTCAACGCGGCGGCAAGATCCGCCATCGAACGGATACCAGGTTCAGACATCACGCCTCCCTCAATTGGCGGCGCTTAGCCCAGTATTGTTCATTGGATAGCAGATTGTCCGGCACGTTCCTTAAATCGCGCTGTGCGGGCTTCCCTGTCGATCCTAGACGCGGTGCATCAGCTATCCAGTTCAACCAAGTCCGATACCAATCCAGCTTCGCTCCATTCTTGGAGGATAGCGACCAGTTCAACATGCGCTCCGCTTGATTGCTGATCTCAGTTTCGGATAGCCCTTTTTCCAAAGCGGCCTTCCGATAGTCGTCAGGTAAAGTCCAATCTGGGGAGAGACGACGCGCAGACTTGCGCGGCGTTGGCGTTGCAACAACACCACCAACACTAGGTGAAGGTGAAGGTGAAGGTGAAGGGCATATGCTGGGCATATGCTGGGGAGATGCTACAGCATTGCTGCGGCATTGCTGCGGCATTGCTGCGGCATCGTTATTACCCCATCTCTTTCTAGCCTTTTCTCTGGCAGTATTGGAATTTTGGACAGATATTTCTATCTCTTCCTCAATTCGCTTGTGCTTCCACCCGTCATAAAAGAATTCAGAGATGACATCTTTGATTTCAAGCCACTCTTTTAGGGTAAGGCGACATATGCGGGCCAGGCGATCATCGCTCTCAGGAAGAGAACCGTTGATCCAATAGTGTCCAATCAAAAGCATGTAAGAGCCATGCTCAATTGTGCTAAGATGACTGGTCTTTTTCTGATAATCGCCCCAATACATGGGCATCCAGACGCGCGCCATTAGCAGCCCTCCGTCAATTCACGAAGTTTGCTCCAACATATTCCGCAGAAGTATTTAAATGACGGGCTGTAAGAATATGGCAACTTGCCAATTGCAATTTCAGAAGCCTCAATAACTTCATCATACCCAAGTTTTTGGATAAAATTCTTTATTGCTGTGAAGTTTTGTTTTGGTATTCCATCAATGGAATACTGTTCACAAAAGACTTTTAAAATCTCATAAGCCTCGCCATCTATCCTCTCGCGTTTTTTTGCCATTACAGACTGATAACCAGCAATCTGTTCCTCTCGCTCTGCAATATCAGCAGCTTTAGAGGATAGGCTTTGCGGAACAACAGATAAAAGCCTGGCACCCTTTCCTAAATTACAGGCATCACAAGATGTTATAAGGTTGTCTATGTCGTTTTTACCGCCATTAGCAACAGGATTAATATGGTCACAATGTAGAATTGCAGCCGGAGGATGCGCGCCACAATATTGACATTCAAAGCCATCACGTTTGAAAACATCAAAACGTAATTTTTTTGATATAGACTGACGTTTATTTTTTGATTGAGAAGAATTAGACATCAGCTTCCCCCCAATAATCTTGAGGATCGCACTCGAAGGCATGGGCGCTTTGCCAATCCTCTATAGTCGGAAGGATAGGAGCGCCGCCGCCACGCCAAACGTAGCAAGCGCAGAAGCCATCGTCCTTGCCGTGATATTCCCAGCCCAGCTTCTCGTAATAGTTTTTGAAATGGTGCGGCACAAAGGCGAATATGTCAGCGGCCATTGGAAAGCCTCGCTTCCTGCGCTTTCTCAATCCGCGCCTCTATCGTGGCAAGCACGTCCTCAATGAACTCACGCTCTTTCTTGGTGGGCTTGATAGCGTTGATAAGGAACCGCCGACAAAAGCGGATAGCCTGTAGTTGCTGGCTGTCTGTGTGCTTCATTGCTTAGCCCTCGCATAGAAAGCCTTGCCATGATGCTCCGGGCAATAAACGCTGCCCTCTTTCACAGTCTCAGCGCAGAACACAAGCTCATCGTTACTATTGCGCCCCGTCGAGAAGCGGCACTGTCCATCCCTAATGTCGATGATGTTGACGCCTTCGCAGATAGGCTCAGGCGGTGGGACAATGATCTCCACAACGCCGGGATCTTTAGCCTCGATCTCAGCCAGCTTTGGCTCAGGCACAAAGTTCGCCAAGCCCAGGCGGTGCGACCTACCTATGATTGAATTGCGAGTGCGGTTTAAAACCTTGGCGATAACGCCGAACGAATTGCCGCGCTTTAATAGCTCGGCTATCTTCGCATCTTCCTCAGCAGACCAAGCAGCCATCTCAAGCCCCCCAATAAAGATGCGTTAAAGGGGCGTGAGCCAGGCGGGATCTCAAAGCATAAACATGGCGCTGAAAGGCATGATCGCGCTCAATCCTAACCTCAGTGATATTGATAGCGTGAAGAACGGTCGTATGATCTCGACCAAAAAACTTGCCGATATGAGGATAGCTATGGTGGCACGTCTTTTTAGCGAGATACATTGCAATTTGCCGCGCTGTGCATGGCTTCTTGTGGCGACGATGCGCCATGATCTCAGCCTCAGTTAGTCCAAACTCTTCGCAGACCAGACGCAGGATCTCAGCCATTGAACTGCGGCGCGTTGGCAGAGTGTAATAATACATCTCAGGCGACGTTCTATTCGCTGGCATTGGCCTTGGTGGCTTTACCTGGATAGCTTTGCTGATCTCTTTGACGACAGGCATTGGAGGATTAATCCTCACAACTGGCGAAGCGCGCACCATGCCCATGCGCTGCCATCTAGCTTTGGCGGCGGCAATCATTTCATCTTTTGTCATTGGTTGTATTAAGATGCTGGCGGACATCATAGCTCCTGTATTGTTACCAGTGTTTCTGCATTAAGGCCGTATTGTTTTTGGACGTTCAGTTCGACCACCTGAGCGTCATCAACCCAGATAATTCCATTCAGCGCATCGAGGATTATCTTTGCGTGATTGTCGCAGTCTGGACGCGAAACCTTCCACTTGGTGTCAGCTTTCTTTTTGTTCGACCAAGAAGATGGATAGGGATAAGAAACGCGGATAGTTGCCTGGACTGGGCCTTCAATTATTGAAGCGCCATCCATATTCATTTTTGCAATGGCTGTTTGCTGGATCACATACATATGCGCCGCTTGCTTTGGCGGCGTGAACCTTCGCTTGCCCATCGCACCAGCGCGGGCGAAAGCAGTCGCAGGGCCATGTATCTTGAAAGCAATAAAAGCCTTGTCGATCAATTCAATATGTCCTTCAATTTGAGAAGGATCACATCTGAATAGCCATTATCTCCAACATTAAACCGCACATCGCCTGCTTTATAAGCAACGCGGCAAAGCTCTTTTAATCTCTCAATTGGAAACATGAGATAGCACAGCGTATTGTCGCTGCGGGTAAGCTCATGCACCCAGTAATCAGCCTCAGTGATAGCAATACCAGAGGGAGCGCCGCGCCATCTAAATTCAATGCAGATGTTGCCCGTTTTTTCCCATTGCCATTCTTCTGTTTTTAATTCGATCTTCTCGATTTTCTTGGCGGCAAATATGTCGCCTAATCTTTTCTCATCAATCAGCGCATCGCTTAATTGAAGGTCAAACTTTTTATCTCTGTTGACCGAATACTTTTCTGATGGAACAAAATCGATAACTTGCATGACAGTTCCTCTGGCGGAAAGAAGCCCCGATCACGTTACCAAGCGTGACCGGGGAAGTTGGCGCGGGGGAAAGATGCTAAAGACCCGCGCGGGAGGTTCTAAGAAGCAAGACGCCTTCTTGGGTTCACTACTTTCGCGCCGTGACCCCAATTAAAAAGGTCAAGCCCAACGCTTGCGCCGCGCAGTTCAAGAGCTTGAACAACGCCTGGATACGCATGAGAGGGGATGACGGAATTCCAAACCCAGTGATCGATGGCCTTTGGATTGCAATCGAACATGGTGGCGACGGCGCGACGACCGCCCAAAGCAGCAATCACACCTTCAACTGATTTGATTTGTTTGCTCATGATTTGAGAAATACCTAAATCTTTTAGGTATTGTCAATCTGAAATGTGCTAGGGATACAGCTTATGTAAAACCGAAATGTTATAGGTATATCCCGGGACTATTTAATTATTGCTAAAATCTATGGACGGGAATAAAGGTTAACAGATCCCTATTGGGGCCATCACCGCCAGGTTGGCTTGGGAGACGTCATGTCAGAAGAATGGAAAAAAGTCGGTTTAAGACTAAAGCTAATTCGTGAGGCTAAGGGAATAAAGTCCCAAGCAGCATTAGCTAGAATAATAGGGGCTACCCCAGATCAATATAATGTATGGGAGCGCGGCGGGGGGCAACTACCCGTTGTGTATGCAATCCGCATTTATACATTCACCGGGGCCGGTCTTGATTACATTTATCGTGGGGATATGTCGGGCTTGCCAGTGACAT